GTGTCGTGGCCGCTGTTGCCGTCGTTTGCCCTGACGCAGCGTCGGCCCGATCAGGTGCAGGTCAGGTTCGTGACCGGCTGGACGGCCAAGAGCGAAGTGCCCGGCGCGATCAAGCAGGCCATGCTGCTGCTGATCGGCAACTGGTACCGCAATCGTGAGGCCGCGCAGATCACACGCGCATCGGCGGACACGCTGCCGTACGGCGTGGAGCAGCTCTTGGCGCCCTACAAGGTGAGGGTCTACTGATGGCCCGCCTGATGGACGATCTCGAAATCGGCGAGCTGTCGAAGCGCGTGCGCATCGAGAAGCAGACGTTCGCGTCGAATGGCGCGGGCGGGCAGACGCAAACGTGGTCGCTCCGTGACGTCGTGTGGGCCTCGATCACGCCGCTGTCCTATCGCGAGACGGTCCAGACGTCGGCCTTGCAGACAACGCTCGACACGGCCATCACAATCTACTACCGAACAGACATCGCCATCACTGACCGCGTGCAGCACATGGGGCGCACGTTCCAGGTGTGCAGCTACCAAGACCCCACGGGCGGCCAGATCGTGCTGCGGTTGCTGTGTCAAGAGGTACAGGCGTAATGGCGTACCTCTCACTGGATCCCATCTCGGCGGCGATCTATACGACATTGAACGTGGCGTCGCTGTTGGCGCTCGCGCCGGGTGGCGTTTACGACGGCGTGCCGCTGTCGATCACATATCCATTTGTCTTGTTTGAAGTCAGCGAGCAGACGCAGGTCGGCGCGTTCGGTCCCGGCACGAACTACGGTTCGCGGCCAGAAGTGCGCGTGCGCGTTCATGTGTTCACGATCGACATCGGCTTCCAGACGGCCAACCAGATCATGCAGAAGGTGGTTGAGCTGTTGACGCCGGCACCGACCGTGAGCGGCTACAACTGCTGGGCCATCTTCAAGGAAGAGTCAACGCCGCTGAGCGGACAAGTGGTCGCCGGGCGTCCGGTGAACGAGCTGGTCACGGACTTTCGACTCTACGTGGAGGAAGCGTGAGCACGCCGCAGATCCTCGACGTCAACGGTCAGCCGGCGAACAAGCCGAAGCACCCCATCTGTCCGGAGTGCGGGGCGGGTGAATCCAAGCGCATCCGCACGGGCTTCGGCGCGGCCGGGTTCGAGTTCTGCGAATGCGGCTTTAAGTTTGGCGAATTGAGCAGCAAGGAAGGGCGGTAGTCGATGGCGCAGTTCTCCAGCAAGGACGTCGGGTGGTTCGCGGTGGGCGGTCTGGACCTCAAAGGCCAGCTCACCGACCTGAGCCTGAAAATCTCGGCGATGCTCGACGCGAATCAGGGCCTCGGCGACGCGTGGCCGTCGCACGTCAACACGAACCTGTACAGCGCAGCCCTCACGCAGAACGGCTTCTACAACGACGCGGCCAACTCGACGAACGCTGCGATGGTGGCCGGCCTCGGTGTGGCGCAAGTCGTGTCGCTTGGACTCGGGACAGCGGTCGGTGATCCGGCGTATGCCTTCGCCGGTCCCTTCGTGGCGACCTACGATCGCATCTCGAGCATCGGCAAGCTGCACAAGGCCAACGCGACCTATCAGGTCTCCGGCGTGGTGGGTGACGGCCGCATTCTCAAGCCGCAGACGACGGCGACTGGCGGGTTTACCGGGTCGTCGCTCGACAACGGCGCCAGCTCATCAGCGGGCGGCTGTGGCGTCGTCCAGATCGGCTATGGCCTCGCGCTCGGCGGCTACACGTCCTACACGGTCAAGATCCAGCACTCGTCCGACAACAGCACCTGGGCGGACTTGATCACCTTCACGACCTTTACGGCCTACGGGGCGCAGTACGGCGCCGTGACCGGCACGGTCAACCGCTACCTGCGTGCGACGGCCGCGCTGGTGGGTTCTGGCACGACGCCTTCGATCCCCGTGTCGGTCATGTTCGCTCGGTTCTAACTCTTTCAAGGAGACATAGCAATGGCGCAGTACAGCTCAAAAGATTTCACGATGACGATGGCCGGTACCGACGTGACGGCGTACTTGTTGGACTCGGTGACCGTCAAGATCCAGGCGATCTTGGAAAAGATCACGCCGATGGGCGCGTCGTGGGACACGCATGTGTTCACCGGCATTTCGATGATGGGTGACATCGGCATCTCTGGCCTGTTCGACACGACGTCGGGCAAGTTCGTCGATCAGGTCCGCACCCATCAGGGCGCGACGATCGCCTGCGTCATCACCTACGGCGGCACCAAGACCACCACGTTTTCGGCAATCGTCGAGAGCTACTCGGTGCCGGTCAAAGTCGGAGCGATGACGCGCTTCTCGGCGAACCTCCGGCCGACCGGAACGGTGACTGAGGCGTAAACATGTCTGCGAATCTGTTCGCTCGCACCACCACGAGCACGGTGCCGTTCGAGGACGGCGCCGTGTTTGTCATTCGCCGCCTGACGGGCGTCGAGCTCGAAAAGGCGCAAGCCGCGCACCTCAAGAGCTTCGTCAATGGCCGATCCCCACGCGGGTGGTCCGGGGCGCTCACGCGCATCCTGAACGGCGCCGGTGTGCCGTCCGATCTCGACGCGGTGAAGGCGGACCCGCTGGCCGGGTTCGACCGCCTGGCGGTGGCGAAGTTCGGCATCGTGTCGCTGAACGACGAGGCCGTGCCTCCAGCGATCGAGGCGACGGACCCGCATCTGGCGGACGGATTCACCGACGAGGCGCTGGAGTTTGTCGCGCGTGAAGTCATCCGCCTGACCAAGCCGAATCTGTTTCTGACGCCAGAGCAGCAGACGGACGCACGAAAAAACGACTCCGGCTCCTCTACCTCGGCATAAAGGGTGAGGGGCCGCTACCGTTTGAGCATTTCGTCGGCCGGTTGAGTGAAGAGTTTGGCGGCATGCGCCCGTCGGATGTGATCGACGAGTTGCAGCGGTTGCCGGTGGGGTTTATGGAACAGATCGTCGAGTACCGGCGCGGGGCCGAGGCGATCAGGGCGTACGAAGCGGACAACACGCACGACGGGCCGATGTCGCCGTGGGTGGCCGAGTTTGAAAGCGAAGTGGCAGAACGCGTGATCGCGCGACGAGCGCAGGAAGGGGCCGGGCAGTGAGCGACATGTCGATCAGCGTAGAAGATGCCGACCTCTTGGCGGCACTCGGACGCATGTCCAGCACGATCGCGCGTTTCACGATGCCCGCGGCCAAGGCGACGGCCGACAACGTGGTCGCCGAAGCGCAACGCCGTGTCGCTCGTGCGACGGGGCAGACGGCCGAAGGCATCACGACCAAAGAGTCGCGCGACGGTACCGGCTACGTCGTCTTGTCGGACAACGCGCGGATGCCGAACCTGCCGCTGTGGATCGAGTTCGGCACCAAGCAAGGCAAGAAAGGTAGCCACGCGGAACCGGCGCGGCCGTATTTCTTCGCGTCCGCGCAGCTCGAAGCCGGCGCGCACGACCGGCGCATGCGTGACGCCGTACAGGACGCGATCGACGCGGAAGGGTTGGGCGTGTAAATGGCGACCAATCCCTCAATGGTCATCAAGATCGCCGCAGACCTGACGGCGCTGCAGGCGCAGCTCCAGAGCGGTCAGTTCGCGATTGAGACGACGACGCAGAAGATGGTGTCGCTGGCGAACTCCTACAGCGGCCAGCGGACGGTCCAGCAAGCGCACGACGTGATGGCGGCGATCGAAGCTGTCGGCGGCGTGACGAATCTCACGGCCAAGGAGCAAGCGCAGGCCAACCGCGTGCTTGATGAGGCAGTTGCCAAATATCAGGCGATGGGTCGCGAAGCGCCGCAAGCCATGCTCGCCATGCAGCGGGCGACCGAGACAACGAACCCAAACGTCAAGGTGCTCGGTGAGCGCGTCGAGTCTACCTTTGGCGCGATCGAGCGGTTTGCCGGAATGCTTGGCATCGGGCTTGGTATTGAGCGAGTGGTCGATTTTGGCAGCCATGTGCTCGAGACGGCCAGTCAAATCGGCGATCTCTCTACGCGTCTCGGTGTGTCCACCGAATTTACGCAGCGGATGAGCTTCGCGGCAGGCCAGACCGGCACGACGATGCAAGCGGTTGGCACGGCCATCGAGAAGATGAACGCCACGCTTTCGAAGGGCGAAGACAGCACGATCAAGATCCTCAGAGATGCGCACCTGTCGTTCGATGAGATTCGTGCGATGAAACCGGAAGATGCGTTCTACGCCATCACGGACGCAATTCAAAAGATCCCCGATCCAATGCTGCAAGCCGAAATGGCGGTGCGGATTTTCGGCAAGGGAGGGCAGGAGATTCTTCCGGCGATCAAAGAAGGTTTCCGGGATATTGGCGCCGCCGCTGCGGTGATGAGCAAGAGCACGGTCAAGTCACTGAAAGACGTTCAGGACCAATGGGAGGCAGCAAAGCAACAACTGACGGTATGGGCTGCGGAGGCGGCTACTCAAGGCGGTAAACAGGCTTTCGAGTTCGGCAACGCCATACAGTTCTTGAAAATCAGAATTACGGAGGGCAAAGAGGCCGCTGCCGATTTTAACTATGGCATTCGACGGCTCGCTGGTGATTTGCAGAACGTCGGCGATGTGTCGTTAACCGCTGCCAACAACGTGAAGCCGTTGACTCAGGCGCAGCGCGAAGCCAAGGAAGAGGCCGAAAAGGCAACCAAGGCACAGGACGACGCGATCAAAGTCCTCAAGAGTTACTACGGAGTCGCGGAGACCGTCAACCAGCAGACGAAGGAAGAAGTCAATGGTTGGTTGGACCTGGGCGCGTCGATCCAGACCGTGCAGGCCGCGTACCGGCTGACCGAAGGTCAAATGAAGTTGATCACGCAAGCGCGCGAAGCCGACACAAAGGCCACTGAAGCGCAGGTCGCCGCGACGAAGAAACAGAACACGGCCAACGAAGAACTGATGGCCGCCGCACGAAAGCTGATGGAGGACTCGGGCAAACTCTGGCGCGAGTACTTCAGCCTGCGTGATGGGCTCAGCCAGACCTCGACCGACAAGCAGATCGCCGACGTGCAGCGGTGGTCCCTCGACACGAAGCAGAAGTTCGAAGCCTCGAAAGAGTTCGCCAAGCTGAGCGCACAGGACGTCGCCGACTTCTATGCCGCATTGGATGCCGACGCCAAGGCCAAAACCGAGCAGATCGGCCTTGACATGAAGGCGATCACCGATGCGATGACCAACCACACGCAGGCGGGGTTGCAGCAGCAGGCGGACAACTTGAAGAAGACGTACGACTTCATGCTGTCCAAGGTTGGGCTGGTGGACGACGCCATCATCGAGAGCGCCCGCAAGACGTGGCAGACGGCTCAGGATGCGGCCAACAACTTTTCATTGGGCACGACGTCGGCGCTGGAAACGGTCAGCACGCGGGTCGATACGACCGCGGCGAAGGTGAACGCGCTGGCCTCGGCCTTCGCAAATGCCGCACGCGCGGGGCAGTCGGTCGCCCCGTATACAGGCGGTGCATACGTCATTGACGTGACCGGCGCGGCGGGCTTCCACACGATCGACCAGCCCTACGGCGGCGGCCGTGCGTCGGGTGGCTACGTGGCCCCGAACACGGACTATACGGTCGGAGAGCGCGGGCCCGAGACGTTGCGGATGGGGGCCAGTGGCGGCTACGTCATCCCGCACGGCAGCGGCTCTGCTGGTGGCAGCGTCACGATCAACGTCAACGCGGGTATCTCATCGGCCGCCGATACCGGCCGCGCGGTGGTGGACACGCTCACGGCCTATTACCGATCGATCGGGATGCGGTTCCAGGTGGCGTCGTGATCCACAGCCAGCGCAGCCGCGAAGGCTACATGCTGCACGACGAACGTGCGTCGGGTGGCGAACTTATCGAGCGACCGACGTTCACTTGTCATCACTGCCATCGCGTCGTGGTGATGAATCCCGACCGCACGCGCCCGCGCGAGTACTGCGGCAAGTGCGACCACTACATCTGTGACGGGTGCGGGGCGATCAAGAAAGCCTCGGGTGAGTGCGTGCCCGTGGCGCGTCAAGCAGAAGCGCATTTTCGAACGATTGCATAAGGAGCAGGCGACATGGCAAAGCGTATTTTTGTATCGGCAGGCTGGACCCCGACGGGCGTGGCGGATGCTACCAATTTCACGGACAACGGCTACAAGGCGCTCCAGAACGGCGGATCGACGCAGCTGACCAAGATCGTCGAGATTGACATCACCGGCCTCGCGTCCGCATCGGCGCCGACGCCGTTGCTGTACTCGTTTGACTCGACGCTCGGCGCGACGGCGCTTGCGCTCGGCACAAACGACACGGACGCGTTCATCCACGCCTCAGCGACGGCGCTTTCGACGACGGTGACGGCGTTCTCGTCCTCCACGACGAAACCACAGCGTTCGAACGCCGCGCGCATTCTCAATCTCGGTCTCAACGCATTCGGCGGAATCCGCCGATGGGTGGCTGCTCCCGACGAGGAAATCTGGATGTATGGCACGGCCACGTCGAAGGGCGAGACGAGCCTCAGCTGCTACAACAACGGCACGCCGGGTCTGATCGCGTCGCACATCATCTACGAGACGGTCTAGCAGGTTCTCGCGGCTCACGGTGAGGCGTCGATAGATGGCAGTCGTCAAGGTTCTAGTCGTCGGTGGTGGCGGTGGTGGTGGCTCGCTCGGCGGCGGTGGCGGCGCGGGCGAGTACTACTATGACCCGTCGCATACCGTCACGGAACAGGCGTACTCCAT